TTCCAATCTACTATTACTTCTTTTAACATAGGATTCATCCAAACATCTGACTTTTCTTCTCTAAAAATCTTCATAACCTCAACAGAAATATCATCTGAAAGAGTTATAATTATGTCTTTGGCAAAATCAGGACTTTTTTCAATCCTTTTGCCATAGGTTTCTTTTGTTATATCTATTTGTTTCATAAGCCTTCCGCGGAATAAGAGGAAGTAGGAACAAGTCAATGCAGGAAGGAAATCAACCGTTCCTACTCCCTCCTATTATCTTATTCGTAAGTTGCACCAGCCAAGCTGTTGACGACCTTTATATCAAACATTTGAGCATCGGCTGTATTGTATTTTGGAATTAGTGTCAAATTCCCATAAACTATCTCTCCAGTATTAAGAGGAACTGAGTTCTCCTTAATATCATACTCACTAATCGTAACCCTCAACTCTCCTTCTGTTAAATCAGTTCCAGCGTGAGATGGCGAATAGTGTCTAATCACTAATGCCCTTGATGAACTCTGTAAAAATCTACTATGATCTTGTCCGTCTTGAAAGAACTTTTTAATACTAATCTCTACATCACCTTGAGTTCTAACTAATGAAGCAGGTCTAAAACTTCCACTTCTTTTAGCACCAGCATTGTCCTCTAATAGATGTATTAAATTCCAATCACTTCCTTTCTCAACTCTTTCTTGAGTTGCAGCCAAAGCAACAGCAGATGCTGTCCCAAAACAAAATTCTGTTCTGCCCCAATTAAATGGTTCAGATATAGAATAACTTGGAGTTAGTGGTTTTAACCAAGACAAATCCCCTTCTATGTAAGTTCCTGCAATAGTGGAAACGACAAGTGATTTTCCATCAGCATCTATACTTGTGATAGTCACATCTTCATAAGTTCCTTCACTTACATCATATAATCTTAAACTATCTGAAGTAGTTAGTCCTTTTGTTGGATCAGGTCTTTCATCATCAAGAACTACAGTAGTTCCAGTTGCACTCGTAATCTTTGCAACAGAAAATTGTCCTAATGCTGAAAGAGTGACATCTAAAACCATTTTATTCTCCTCAAAAGCTGGTTTTATATTACTTGCCTCTACTCCATAAAATCTGAAAGGAATATTCCCTTTTAAGAACTCAATCGTATAACTTTTTACAGTATTTCCCAACGTGAAAGGGTGAGTATATCCAGTAGTAGCATTTCCAGTAGATGTGCCTTTTTTCAAAAGCATATTAAGAAAATGAGGTAATGTCTTTGGTTCTGCTAAAATCTTAATTGAACCCTGATAATCCTCTTGCCCACGAAATGAATTATATCTCGCAGCCCTTATCCCTACGATTGGATTATCTTCATCAATATTTAGATTTATCGCTACACTTTCAGAATAAAGAGGAACAAAAGTTGCCGGTTGTAATGGAGTTCCTTTTGCAGACTCTAACTTCAAACCAAAATATCCAAGATTAGCTTGAATTTCTAAAACGCTTAATGTTGTCATTTTCTTTTATCCCTGTTTTTCTTGGTTCTTGCTTAACCAATTCAAAATTAGGATTGTTAATTTCTTCTTCTGTTTCTATTATCCCATCAGGTTCAACCACACCAAAGCCAATAAGTGCTTGAGTTTGATTGCTTATATTCTTGTATTTCATACTTTAATTTCTTATATTAAACGACCTTTATTCTCTTGCGGACATCTCTACAATTGACTCAACTGCAAAGGAAATCCACGCCTCTTCTGTAATTATATCTTCTCGCTTTATGACAGAGAAGTCAATAGACATCATTTGATCTAAGATCGTGCTATCTAAAGACAGATGCTTTCTTAAAACTCCTACAATAGAATTTGCTAATAATTTACCATCACTATCAACTCCCTTAACATATTCTCTTAATGTTTTCTGTGCTACGACATCACCAGCCCCTTGATTAAAATCCTGTCTTTTATCTACAATAACCTTAATCGTAATTATATCAGAATGACTATCAAAACCTGTTGCTCCTTCGTCAATATTAGAACCAGTCATCTCTACTGAAACAGTTGGTAATTTACTTGCTGGAATTATAATAGGGTCGCCATCGTAAAATGGTCTTTTCAAATCAGGAGTAGAATGTTCCTCTAATAAATCTATAACTTTTTTGATTATGTCAGACATTTTGTTTAAAATAATTTATCCAATAATTTCTATTATAATTGGTTTTTATATGACAACTCCTACAAAGAGAAATCAGATTTTCAGGATTAAGATTATCTTTATCATAATCTATATGATGAATATCTAATTTTTTCAGTCTTCCATTTAATTCATCTTGATGTGTTCCACATAATTGACAAACATAATTATCTTTTTGTCTAATAGATTCTCTTAAAATATCAGTCCAATCTAATGGATAAGTTCTATCAAAGTCATCACCTTTATAAAAAGGATGATTTTTTCTTTTTTTGAATTCCGTAGAAGTATGTCGCCCTTTCCCTGCCTTTCTTATTTTATCCAATGCTTCTTTTGTATGTTTATACCCTAAAGCATTTTTCTTTCCCTTAAGAGATTCACTCATTTTTTTCTTTGTTTCTTCTGTGTGTTTTTTGTGTTTATAAATTCCTGATGGCATATTTTTATGTTAACCACATTTTCTTTCTCATTGTTTCTTGAAACCTCCTCATTACATTTGCTTTTCTTTTATTATCTAATTTCATCATAATTCGTCTTGGTAGTTTAGTGCTTCTTGGCTTATTACTCTGATGATAAACAAAGTAATCTTTTATATTAAAAATATCTACTGATAATTGTTTCGCATTATACTTAAATCCTCCTTTTAATGCTCCCGTTTTATTAAGTAAAGGCCAAGGTTGTGGTTTCTGTCTTTTTTTCCACGGTTCGCCTATCTCTCGTCCTTCAGTTGAAAATACTGCCCCTGAAAATACCCCCGTTAAATCTCTGCCTATCAATTTCATAGTCGGTAGCCAATTTCTACCTGCCATTCTAATCCCTCTAAACTTTCTAATCAATTGTTTTTCTCCCTCTAATTCAAATGTAATCATATTAAAATTCTTTACTTATTCGGAAGTGAACATCTCCACCGGCATCATCATCATCAGCATCTTTTGTAGTATCGTCAGGCCACCCTTTTATCTGTCCTTCAGGAATTGATATTTTAGTAAGTTCTGTGTCTGAACTATCTCTTAAAACTAATCTTCTTTCTCTAATGGCTTTCAGCATACTTCTCGCCTCTATCACTTTAGATGAACCATCTTTGCTCGTTCCTGAAGCCTCCTCTCCATACTCCTGCAACATTAACCAGCCAGATGCCAATAACTTCGTAATCATCTTTATAACCTCACAGGAAGCACTTAACGGCAATGCGTAGATAGAGCCGACCGAAGCCTTAACCTCTGATTCTGCTTGAATTCTTAATCCATCAATTCTACCAGAATCTACATAATCATTATCTTGAAATCCTGACTCTTGTCTTATGTCAAAAACACTACAATAATGTGCTGTTTCTAATGTGGATATTTCATCGGCATCATCTAAAGAGGTTGTTTCTAATGTTGTAGAATTATAATAAGTCGCTTTGAAATAAAGATAAGTGCTTCCAGTATATTCAAATAAAGTTCCATCAGGTCTATCTACTTCAATATCTGTTGGCGAATCTGTTAACTCGCTGAATGTTCCTCCTGATGTGGCACAACCCCAGATCCTTCTCTGATTAAAAAGGACTTTTACGACTGGATCTCCAGCTACTAAATTATGTTTTAGAGTTTCAACGATTATTGTATTATTCCCAGATACAGAAGTAATTTTACAAATATGGGCTTCTTCTGTCCCCTCTCTTTTAACTATAATATAATCGTCTACCTCAAACCCCTGATTATTTTTTACAACTATTCCTACAGCAGTTCCAGCTGCCGTAGCAGTTGCTACTTCTGTTTTTTCCGTCTTTATAAAGTCGCCTGTTGGTATTAAAAATGATTTCATTTTGAGTATTTAATTATTTTAGTATGCTTACGACTATTACAACTTCTACATAATGGTTGTATATTCTCTATAAAATTTGAACCTCCTTTTGATAATGGAATGATATGGTCTTCGGTTAAAACAATTTTTGGCTCTTGCCTTCCGCAACACGGACAAGTAAAACCATATTGCTTTTTTAATAATTTCCACTCGCCAAAAGTATGCGAACCTTCTGTTTGTTTCTTCCTTACATATCTTCTTAAATTAAGATAATTTTTTCTATCTCTATTCTTTTCAGTATATTCTTTTTGATATTTCTTTTTCTGTTCTCCTTTACTTTTTCCTCCTTTCCAATTTGGTGCAATTCTGCCAAACCGATGTGTTTTATTGCCACATCCTTTTTCATAAAAACATTTCCGACAACAATACTTCCCTCCACCTCTTTTAATTTCTGTTGGCAAAGCATAAAATTCCTTTCCGCAATTTATACATTTTCTTTTTACTTTCTTCCTCATAAAATTTCTTTTTTATCTTTTGTTGTTAAAATGTGTTTTCTCTTTGATAAACTAAGAACTTTTGCTTGAAAAATACTTAATACACTTGTCGCCGTAGCACTTAAAGTTCTGTAAAATGATTTAGCTACGGTTAATGTCGCTATTGATACTTCCTGAACTGATAAAGTTTTAATCAACTTTTTAGCTAAAGATACCAAGCTATTTTCTACTACACTCAAAACTCTATAAAATGATTTTAACAAACTTATTGTAATTATTGAAACCTCTTGGATTGACAATGCGATATAATGTGATGATATTTTAGTTAGAGATATAGCACTGCTCTCCACCACAGATAATGTTTTATAAAATGATTTCACCAATCCGATTGAATTAACCGAAGTCATCGTTGCGGATAAAAATTTACTTATTTGAGATGCTATGCCAATAACTGATAACTCTATTGCTGACAATGCTTTATAATATTTTTTACCTGTATCCAATACCACACTTACGGTTTCAGTTATTGATAAAGTCTTTCCCAATCCTTTTATTAGATCTACAACTGAACTCTCTGCTATTGATAAAATCCTATAAAATGATTTTGAGATATTTAATAATAAGGACACAGTTTCTGTAATAGTCAAACTAATATAATGACTTACGGCTTTAGCCAAAGTAGCCACGCTACTCTCGGCTATGCTTAAAGACTTATACAATCCTTTCACCAAATTGATTACGCTTGTTTCAGCCACAGATAGAACTCTATAAAAACTTTTAACTAAACTTATGGAAACAGAACTCACTTCAGATATAGTCATTGATACAATAAAAGTTATGATTTTTGTTAAAGAAGCAACACTACTCTCAACCACAGATAAAGTCCTCTCTAATCCCTTTGCCAGATTGAGAACCGAATTTTCTGCAATAGACAATGTTTTGAAAAAAGATTTTAATAAATTCATTGAAAGGGATGATACTTCTGTCGCAACCAAACTAATATAAAAATAAATTGTCTTGCTCAAAGATAAAACACTACTTTCCGCTATCGCTAATGTTCTGGAATACCCTATTATGTCTGCTATGCTTGGACTCGCCACCTCAATAGAGGGTAAAGTTTGATAATAAGTTGTTGGGCCTGCCGTGTAATATACTTTTACTTGGATGTGGTTAAGATACATTGTCCCAGAAAACTCTGCATTATTTATTAGATACCTTACATAAAAATTAGCATCTGAAAAATCACTTCCAACGGGGGTTCTGCCCCATAAGCTTGTAGCTCCACCAGCAGTATCAACTTGTTCTGTCGTTCTTTTGGTGATTGCTGCCAAATCAGATAGTAAAGCATCACTCGCACAATACCACCATAATCTTATATAATTTAAATCTAAAGCAGCATCTTCTTTATGCTCTACACCAATTTCTATTCCATTTATTGTATCTCCAGCACCTATCCCAAAACCAAAAGTTCCATAGTTTTGAAGCCAAGCGCCACCGTAGCTGAACGAAAATACCGTAGCATAACTATCATCACTTGCATAAGCATTAGCTGGATTTGTCCAGTCATTTTCACTCCCTGGACTTGGTGTTGTTGTTGGTGATTTATATCCTGTATCTAAAGCAATAAAATATCTTGGTATCTTCCAACCCATTAACCTAAAAAGCCAACACAAATGTATTGGTTTCCAAGTTTCAAGCCAATGGATAAATCTTAATCTTCCACCAGGGCTACAATTACCTGTGCAGATTACTGGCAAACCATTTCTCTTTGATAATTCGCCAGTATAATAATGGACTGAACTCTGGGTAATTTTATAAATCCTCTTTCCTCTCGGCACTCCCAAATACAATCTTCCTAATGGATTATCAAATAATCTAACCAAACCTTTTTCCCAAATTTTATAAATCTGGTTTCGCATAATAAGTTATCCTATATTTCAAACTATTTCATCGGATAATGGAGTAATTTAACTCTACGTAATCTCAAGATCGATTGTAAATTCAATCTTGTCGCCAGAAGCTAAAGCAATTCCCGTGAAATCTCCGTGAACGATTAAAACTCCAGCGGTAGATGCATCAAAATTCCCAGCATTTGTGATTGTTTGAGCAGAAGCTGATGTGATTTCAGATACCCACCTGATTTTATCGGCTAACGGTTGAGTTCTTGTCGCTACCACTCTTGCCTCAGCTGCCTCGCTAAACAGAATTGTATCTGCTTTCGCAGCAGTCCCAGCACCAGTTCCCCAGCCAATATAATCTCCTGTGGTCTGGACAGTTTCATCTAATTTATCAACTATCCAAGCTTCTCCTACATCTACTAATATGGTTGCCATATAATTTTTGTTATTTTATCCTCCCTGTCTTTTTTTACGACTTTTAAAGTAATTCTGAAGCAGGAAATACCTTTTTATTTCCGTCCTCCATTATACAATTATACTTATCTTCTCCTTCGTCTGAAATAATAATATTAAGAACTTTTAATATCCCTAATTTTTCTAATTTTTCTTTAGGAACATCAATTTGATTCTTATTTCCATTACTTGTAATCTTTTTAATCATACTATTTAACTATTAACTTTGGTTTTCTACCAGTAATTAAACGATATAAAATTCTAAGAGGTTCGACTAATCCCCCTTTGTAGCCAGCACAAAGCACTTTCTGGTCTTCATATTTACCAGTAGAAGCCCTGTAAACTCTGGCATTCAAAGACACTTTTCTACCTATTATCGCTTTTCTTAAATCTTTATTCATAAATCTATCTTATTTTTTATTATATATTCCCAACTTTTATCCCAATTATCTTTAATACTCTTAATTATATTTTGTATAAACTTTATGATATTCATAATGTTATCCGAAGGGAGAATCCCCAGCTGGAAGAATCTCCCTTGCGGTTTAACTTTAACTTAACATCATCAATGCTACATAAGCAGTTCCTGATATATATCCATCTATTGTTGCTCTGACATAAACCCACGGCTCATCTACAGCAAATTTTCCACCATTAACTATCTCTCCTAATTCTACAAAAGTTGTTCCGTCATAAGAACCATAAACTTTTGCGGTAGCAACTACACTTTCCCCATAAAGAATAAATGTTTTATGAAGGAATCTAAGACAGCTAACCGAAGAACTTGTTGCCGTTCCTGTCTTTGTATCTAATAATAATTCTTTTTTAATCATATTTATAAATTATTTACGACTTTATAATTGACTCAGCATTGCCCTCCTATTTTTTCCGCAAGGATAGAAGGGCAAAATCAATCAATTACTTTGTGCTATTCTTCCTCGTCTTCAGGTTCTTCGTCTTCAGTTTCTTCCGTTTCTTCTGCTTCTTCTTCTTCACTTTCTTCTTCTTCTGATTCCTCTGTTTCTGTTTCTTCTTCAGGTTCTTCTGCTGATTTTTCAACAGGTTCTACAATTCCCTCTAAAGAACTCGCATCACTCAATTCTATTTCATCTCCTTCTAAATAATAGACATCTCCGTGTTTAGCATTCACTAAGAATTTGTATAACATATTATTTCTTTGGAATTACTTTGACAAATAACCAACAAGATCCAGCGATAGAACTTTGCGTTGCTGTAAGGGCATTACTCTTAATCTCGTCCCAGTTTGCAGTATCAATCACAGTAGTTCTGGCAACTGCCGAAGCTGTGCTGATATCCAATGCACTTGATATGGCATTTCCGTCGTTATCCTTTAATGTGATAACTTCAGAGGTAACCGTAGCGATAGGGATAGCCCAAACATCTATAACTCTTACTGCCTCTTTTAGCGTATAACTAAATGCAGAAGCCGTAGTAGATGTGCAATCCATCACAACCACATATGGCAATACTTCATTATCAGAAGTAAAGGCATACGGATTTAGAGGTCGTTGGCTAAAAACCTGCGTCATTCTTTCCTTAATGTAACCCATAATAGTAATCCTTGTTAAGCAACAGCTGTTATAATCAAGTAAGCAGCGTCTACGGTCAAGATTTCTCTTGTGTAGTAATCGTGTTCTCTGACAAATACTCCTTCTCTATCTTTATCATACCACTTATCAACCGTTTTCTTATGTTGAAAGTGATAACCAAATGCGACTTGTTTGATAGAAGGTTTCTTAGGTATATACAATAACCAAGCATACTTTCCCCAAATATAGCCCATTGAACTTGTCTGTCCCTCATTAGCAGTTTCTCTACCAGCAGCGCCTACTATGACTTGATCTAAATCAAGTAAATCAGCTAAAGCCTGTAAAGACATCTTTCCAAATCCACCGTATTTAATTCTATCAATCAAGTCAGGGTGATGTTTCAATTTGTTCCAAACTTCTTGTCCTAATACTAATGTATTGGCAGCTTTGAAAGTTTTTGAACGAACTGACTCAATCCCTGTTTCAATATCTCCAATAGGGTCTGAATTTGCGTAGTCATTCCACCTATTAACCCCTGTGAGAGTTGTGTAATTTGTTAGATTAGAAGCTGACTGCATATAAGTAGCAAGGTCATACTCCTTTTCTATCAAAAATCTCTCAGCAAGGTTTTCAGTAGCATCTACTTCTGGGTTCATTGGATTTTCTGCTTGATCCTTCAATTCATCAGGCACTAACTCTTTCAAGGCGTGGTCTTTACAGGTAAAGACGGAACTTTGGGAAATCCCATATCCGACTTCACTTGCAGAAGCACCAATTCCTCTAAGAGTTCTTACTTTTCTGAATTTGGATTTGTCGTAAACATAATACTTTCCAGTAATTTTAGCAGTTGTGATGATTGGTAGAAGCTTCTCAGCAATGTAATCAGCGTTTTGATACGCAAGAGAGAGCTTACTAAGTAAGGGATCTACTCTTACACTTCGTTCTGTTGGTAACATTATATTGAAGCCTTGAATCTACTTATCAATAACTCGGCTATATCTCCAGCAGCGGCTGCTTCTAAAAGAGTTCCAATAACCCAATTCTTATCAGCATCAGCTGAAACTCCCATACCAGTAGCACTTGCTGTAATCATAGCTCCTCTTGATTCGGCATCTTCCATTTTAATCTTGGAAGTTCCGCAAACTCTTACAACAGCTGCTTCATCTGTATTGGGATCATTCTGTAAAATCCCGATTGAAACGGCAGTGGCAGTTGTAGCAAATGTTACAGCATCGGCAGCACTCATATAAACAATTCGGTATTGGTAATTTCGTAGATCA